AGTATTATGTTTTTATCTACGGCAGGTGTTGGTATTGGTGGCAGTCCTGCATCAGGCAAAGAACTAGATGTTACAGGAAACGTACAAGTAATAGGAGACCTTATAGTAGATAACATTACAATAGATGGTTCTACAATCACAAACGCAAGTGGAGACTTAACAATAGTAAATACAGTTGATGATGCTGACATAATCTTTCAAAGCGATGATGCAAGTGGTGGAGTTACTACCTATTTCAAATTAGATGGTAGTGCAGGTTTTACAGTTGTAAGCAAAAAGTTTAGATTTGAAGATAATGTTAATTTAACTTTAGGTACTTCTGATGACCTCTCACTTTTTCACGATGGCACAGACAGTACGATCAAAAACAACACAGGTGATTTAATAATTAAAAACAATGCTACTGACAAGGACATAATCTTTCAGTCTGATGACGGATCAGGTGGAGTTACAACTTATTACAAAATTGATGGTAGTGCAGAAAAAAATGAATTTTTTAAATCTTTATTTTTATTTGATAACGTAAAATTACAAATCGGTAATTCAGGAGACCTAGAAATATATCACGATGGCTCAAATTCTTTTATAAGCGATCAAGGCACAGGTACACTTAAAATATTAAGTAATGGAGTTGGGATAAAAAATGCTGGAGATAGTGGATTTATGGCTTTTTTCGGTGCAACAGGTGCTAGTGAACTATATTTTAATACTGCAAAAAAGTTTGAAACTACAAGCACAGGTATATCAGTAACAGGTAATGTTTTACTAGAGGGTGCTGCACCTTTTGTTGAAATAAAAACAACACAAACAGGCACTCCAGACTGGAAAATTTATAATTCATATAACTCTGTTGGAGATTTTGCAATAGTAGGTGGTAGTAGTGTAAGTGCTAAATTAGTCATAGAGCCAGATGGTACTGCAACATTTGCAGATACATTAAAATCTAATACTGATTTTGTAGTACAGGTAGATGCTGACAACAACACAAGTGGCTCTGTATTTAAGATTTTAGGAGGTGGTGGCTCTGAATTATTTAGAGTTAATGAAGCAGGTCAAGTAGGCATAGGCACAACAAGTCCTTCTGCCCAATTGCACACTATTGAAACAGGCAGTTCTAATACA